AGCTCGACTGCTGGGCCGCGCAGTACGGCGACCTGAAAGACCTGGCGCACGACGTGAGCGAGGTGCTCAACGACTACGTCGTCACGGGCGCGGACACGCCGGGCGGCCTGCGGGCCATCCGGCAGCTGCCGGGCGAGCGCGACGAGTTTGCGGAGGAGGCGGCGGTCTACCGCGTGAGCAGTGATTATTCCGTCTTCTGGGAGGAGGGCTAACCGATGCCATCCGAGGCGCTGGTCACTCAAGGCACCATCATCGCGTTCACGCCGGCCGGGGGCGGCACCGCCGCCACCATCACCGACGCCACGGGCTGGAGCGGCCCGTCCTTCACGCGCAACGAGATCGACGTCACCAACCTCGCCTCGACGGGCAAGGAGTACCGGCTGGGGCTGCAGGATCCCGGCACGATGAGCGTCGACGTGAACTGGAACATCTGGGATGACCTGGGCCAGGCCGCGGCGTGGGGCGATCTGGGCGAGGTCGTGCCGGGCAAGCTCAAGATCACGTACAACAACGGCGGCGCGCTCGAGTTCGACGCGCTCGTGTCCAACTTCGAGCAGACCGGCGCCACCGACGACAAGATCAGCGGCACGCTGTCGCTGCGCCTGACCGGCTCGCCGGTCACGACCGCGCCAACCGCCGCCGCGGCCCAGACGGCGCCGCCGCCCCCGGCCGGGCGCCGCGCGGCATGACGGACAACGGGCACCGCACCTACCTCGGGCGCGAGGCGATCTTCGCGGCCGACGACCGCCCGACGGAGGCGATCCAGGTGCCCGAGTGGGGCCACCACTGGCTGCGGATCGGCACGTGGACGCTCGCCACGTCGCAGCGGATCGCGCGCGCCTCGCAGACGGAGAGCGCGCGCGATCGCCTGCTGGCGCTCGTCGTCGCACTCTCCGTCGTCGACGACGCGGGCCAGCGCTGCTTCTCGGACGACGACGTCGCCGCGCTCGCGGAGCGCAAGTCGTTCAAGGCGCTGCACCGCGTGGCGCAGGCGGCGATGAAGTGGAACGGGCTCGACGCGGACGCGGTCGATGCCCTGGGAAAAGCTTCCGAGACTCCCGCGAACGTCGCCTCGCCTTCCGGCTCGCCGGCACCCTCGGCATGACTGTCGAGGAGCTCGGCGCGCGGATGACGGCGCGCGAGTTCGCGGAGTGGTCCGTCTATGACGCCGTCGAGGGGCTGCCCGACCGCCGCGCGGAGTGGCAGGCCGCCGTGATTGCCGCGGTCATCGCCAACGTCCACCGCAAGACGGGCGCCCGGCCCTACACGCCGGCCGACTTCCTGCCGCGCGCCCCCGCGCCCGCGCCGGACCCGGCGCAGGCGCCGCAGCGCGTGGCCGGGCTGATCGCCATGCTCGAGGGGCGCGCGCCCCGCCGGGAGCCCCGCTAGATGGCGACGACCGCCGGCGCGCTCCTCATCGACATCGTCGCCAACATCGCGGGCCTCCGCACCGATCTCGACAAGGGCACGCGGGACGTCCAGAAGTTCGCGGCCGACATCGGCACGCACCTCCGCACGCTCACGAACCAGGCCGCGGCGTTCGCCACGGGCCTCGCCGGCATCGGCCTCGCCATCGGCGGCGCGTCGATCGCCAATCTCGCGAAGCAGGCCATCGACGCCGCCGATCAGATCGGTGACATGGCGGACCGCGCCGGGATCAGCGCCCGCGCCCTGCAGGGGCTGTCCTATGTGGCCCGCGACGTCGGCGCCGACACCGAGGGGCTGGTCACCGGCATCACCCGGCTGAACAAGACGCTGGGCGAGGCGGGAGCGGGCAACAAGGAGGCGATCAAGACGTTCCAGGAGCTCGGCGTGTCCTTCGCCATCGGCGGCGAGCTCCGCACGACCGAGGACGTCATCCGCGCGGTAGCGGATCGCATCCAGCAGGCCGGCTCCGTCGCGGAGCAGACGCGCATCGCCGTCGCCGCGTTCGGCAAGGCCGGTGCGGCGCTCGTGCCGGTCCTGCGCGATGGCGCCGCGGGCATGGACACCATGCTCGCGAAGCTCGAGGAAATGGGCGTCATCGTCGGCGGGCAGACGCTGAAGGATGCCGACGCGCTCGCGAAGACGTTCCAGAAAATGTCGGAGTCCATCAACGTGCAGCTGATCACCGCGCTCGTTGCCCTCAAGCCCGTGCTCGAGACGGTCGCCGGCCTGTTCGTCAAGGCGGCGCAGGGCGCGGCGCAGTTCTTCGACAAGCTGGCGCTGGTTCAGAGTGCCAGCACGAAGGAGCTGGATCAACGCATCGAGAAGTGGCAAGGGCAGCTGCGGATGCTCGAGGCGCTGCCCGCCGTCGCGCAGCGCGCCCTCGGCTTCGAGATCAACCGGCTGAAGGCGGCGATCGCGAACGCCGAGCTCGAGAAATCGCTGCGCCAGTTCCAGCGCACCGCCGAGGACATGGGGCGCGGCGCCACGACCGGCACCAAGATCACCGCGCCGGGCGAGACCGATGCGGAGCGGGCGAAGCGCCTGCGCGACCTCGAGAAGGCCAACCAGGAGGCCACCAAGCTCGGGCTCACGACGGTCGAGGGGCTCGAGGCCACGCTGGATGCGGCGGCGTTCAGTCTGGGCACCGTCAGCGTCGAGGCCGCGCAGCTGCGGAGCGACTTCGCCGACCTGGCCGGCGAGACGGTCGAATTCGCGGGCGCGACGATGGACCTCGGCACCGCGCTCGGCCTCCTCACCACGCAGCAGAAAGAGGTCGACGAGTCGGCCTATCACCTCCGTGTGCAGTGGGACGCCATCGACAAGCAGTTCAAGGACATGAAGGACAGCAGCACGCTCACGGAATGGGGCGATCTCTCCCTCAAGGTGCTCGACACGACGACCGGCGCGCTGGGCGAGACGGACGCGGCGGCGCTCAAGGCCGCCGCGACGTTCAACGACCGCGTGAGCGGCGTCATGGACGGGGTCCGCGACGTGTTCAGCGGCGTGAGCGGCGCCTTCGACGGGATGGTGCAGGGCATCCTGCAGGGCACGCAGACGGTGGCCCTGGCCATCGACAAGATGGCGACGAACGTCGTCACGTCCCTCGCGAACAAGTTCATCCAGCGCGGCATCAAGGCGGCCGAGGACGCCCTGATGAAGCTGCTCGAGACCGTGGTCCGCGCGGGCCTGAGTGCCTACTTCGGCGCCCCCGCGACGGCCGGCGCGGCGCCCGCCACCAGCACGCTCCAGACGAGTGACTTCCAGGGCACGCTCATCAAGCCCATCGAGTTCGCCCGCGGCGGCGTGGTGAAGCAGGCCACCTTCGGCATCGTCGGCGAGAGCGGTCCCGAGGCCGTGATCCCGCTCGATCAGCTCGAGGGCGGCGGCGGCAGCACCGTCACCGTCAACATCATCGATCAGCGCAAGTCGGGCACCGTCGAGCAGCGCGAGTCCACGACCGCGCTGGGCGAGAAGCAGATCGACGTGCTGATCACGGATGTCGTCGCGGGCGGCATCCAGGCGGGCGCCTTCGACCGCGCGATGGGCCAGTCCTACGGGCTGTCACGGCGCGGGGCGAGCCGGTAAATGCCCGTCATCTGGCCGCCGGATCTGCCGCAGGCGCCGCTGCTCGACGGCTATCAGGAAACCGCGCCCACGATGGTGCGGCGCTCGACGGTCGACGAGGGGCCGCCCAAGGTCGGCCGGCGCTTCACCGCGGCGCCCTACACCGTGGCCTGCCGCTACGCGATGACGACCGTCCAGCTGGCGAGCTTCGATGATTTCTTCTGGGGACCCGCGGCGGGCGGCGCGGTCGTCTTCGAGTGGCCCTCGACCTGGCGGGGCACGATCGTCGCGGTGCGCTTCCGCGACCCGCTGCCCTCGTGGACGCCAGCCGGGCACCCGGATGTCTGGTTCGTGTCCCTCGCGCTGGAGATTCTCCCGCCCGGCATCGCGGCGCTCCTGCGCGCGGCCGAGCGGGCCCGCGCCGAGCTCGCGGCGCCCGTGCCCAAGACGCCCGCGGCATGAGAGTGCTGAGCCCGGCCGCGCGGCAGGCGGCCTTTGCGGCGGAGACCGCAGAGGCCTTCATCGGCCTCATGCTGATCAGCGACGTCGGGCTCGAGGGGCCGCTGCGCTTCGCCAACAACACGGAGTCGATCTGGTCGCGCGCGTTCGGCGACGCGACACCGCAGGAGTTCCTCGGCTGGCCCTTCGGCCTGGTGCTGCCCGACGAGCGCGACGACCAGATCGTCGGCGCGCGCCTGCAGATCGACAACATCGACCCGCGCATCATGGCCAGCGTGCGCCCGCTCACGCGCGCCCCGCTGATCAGCCTGCGCATCGTCCTCGCCAGCACGCCGGACTACACGGAGATGGGGCCGGTCGAGGGCCGCGTGGCCGGCGTGAACTACAACATCCAGACGATCGACGCCACGGTGACCGGGCCGCCGGTCCTGAGCGAGCCCTTCCCGGCGCGCACCTTCGTGCCCGGCGAGTGGCGGGCGGTGTTCTAGGTGATTGCTCCTTGGGCGGCACCGTTTGTCGGCATTCCCTTCAAGCGCGGGGGCCGCGATCTGTGCGGCTGGGACTGCTATGGGTGCGTGTACTACATCTACCGCGAGGTCTTCAAGATCGACTTGCCGACGTATCCGCTCGAGTGGACGGATCGCGGCGATTGGCCTCGGCTGACCGATGCCGTGATGGAAGGACTCAAGGAGTGGCATCCGGTCGCCGTCGCTGGCGTCGGCGACCTCGTTGTGTTGCGCATTGCGCGGCTTCCGCTTCACGTGGGGCTCGTCGTCGAGACCGCGCCGCTGACGATGCTCCACGCCGAAGCCGCGACGGATACCGCCATCGAGCGCCTCGACGGCCCGATCTGGGCGCGCCGTGTCGAGGGGGTTTACCGGCTCCGGGCATGAGCGACACACTCGTCTGGGCCCCCCCGACATCGGTGCGCTTCGCGCCACACCCATTCCGGTCGGAGGCGCTCACCCTCGAGCTCCCCCACGGGCAGACTCTCGCGGAGATCGTCGCGGCGTGCGGCATCCCGGCGTGGGCGACGGCGCGCGTGTGGATCGACGACTGGGAGATCGCCCCGGCCCACTGGGCCACCACGCGCCCGCGCGCCGGCCGCCGGGTGACGGTACGCGCGATCCCGACCGGCGGCGGTGGCGGCGACCGCAACAAGACCCTGCGCCTGGTGCTGATGGTCGTCGTGCTGATCATCGCCGCCGTCGTGACGTGGGGCGTGGGGGCGGCGCTCGCGGGCACCGCGTTCGCCGCGTACGGCGGCGTGGCCGGGGCGCTCGCGGGCGGCATCGTCTCCGCCGCCGGCATGATGGCGGTCAACGCGCTGCTGCCGCCGCCGAAGCCGCGCATGCGCGACACGACGTCCTCGGCCACCTCGCCGACCTACTCCCTCACCGGCACGCGCAACCAGCTCGCGCCCTACCAGCCCGTGCCGCGCGTGTACGGGCGGCACCGGCTCTTTCCGCCCCTGGCGGCCTATCCCGTCACGTGGGGCAGCGGCAATACCAACAGCCTGTCGCAGCTGTTCACGTGCGGCTATGGCCCGCTGGTGATCGAGGACATCCGCATCGGCGAGACGCCGATCGGCCACTACGAGCAGGTGACGCTCGAGGTGCGGGAGGGGTGGGACGGAGACCTCCCGCTCGAGACCTACCCCTTCGCGCAGTACGAGGAGCCGCTCGGCATCGACCTCACACCGCCCACGGGCTACACGCTCAACCAGGCCACGCGCACGACGCGCGCCGATGCCGACCAGATCGGCGTCGAGGTCGTCTACCCGCGCGGGCTGATCCGCATCGACGACAAGAACCAGTCCTTCCCGTTCGGCGGGCAGCTGATCATCGACGCCGTCCCGCTCACGAGCGGGGCGCTCATCCGCCTCGTGGACCAGTGGATCGAGGAGCAGCGCTCCGAGCCGCTGCGCTTCTCGTGGGCCTGGAACATGCGCGCGTTCGGCTTGCCGCGGCAGGCCTACCAGATCACCATCACCTGGCAGATCCCGGCGGGCTGGGAGGGCGCCGAGAAGCCGAATCCGATTGTCGTGTATGACTGCGCGTGGTCGGCGCTCCGCAGTGCCCGGTACGAGGACCCGATCACCCTGCCCAACATGTCCAAGATCGGGCTCACGATCCAGGCCTCGGGCCAGCTCACCGGCGTCGTCGACCAGCTGAACGTCGTCGCCACGTCGCGCCTGCCGGTCTGGACGGGCGCGGACTGGAGCACCGGGAGCTGGACCCTGCAGCCGACCAGCAACCCGGCGTGGATCTTCCTCGACATCCTGACCGGCGCGGCCAACGCGCGCCCGCTCCCGGCCGCGAACATCGACTACGACCGGCTGCTGGCGTGGGCGCACGACTGCGACGCGCGCGGCTACACGTTCAACGCGGTGCTGGACAGCCAGTCCACGGTGTTCGAGGTGCTCGCGCTCGTCGCGGCGGCGGGCCGCGCCGCGTTCAGCCTCCGCGACGGCAAGTTCTCCATCGTCATGGACCGGCCGCAGACGACGCCCGTGCAGCTCTTCACGCCGCGCAACTCGAGCGGCTTTTCGGGCGCGCGGATCTTCGTCGAGCTGCCGCACGCGCTCAAGGTGAAGTGGATCAATCCCGACCAGCACTGGCAGCAGGACGAACGCATCGTCTACGACGACGGCTACAGCGAGGCCACCGCGACGAAGTTCGAGGGCCTCGAGCTCTTCGGCTGCACCAGCCCGGACCTGGCCTGGCGCCATGGCCGGTACTGGCTGGCCGCCGCGCGCCTGCGCCCGGAGACCTACACGCTGGGCGTCGACGTCGAGTCGCTCGTGGCCCAGCGCGGCGACCTCGTGGCCGTGCAGCATGACGTGCCGCTCTGGGGGTATGCCGCGGGCCGCATCGTCACGGTCAATCGCGATGCCGGCGGGCTGGTCACGGCGCTCGCCATCGACGAGTGCCTGGACGACGTCGCGCCGGACACCGTGCTCTGGCTCCGCATCCGCGACCAGGCGGGCGCGCTCCATCTCGTCGCGGCCGGCGCGACGCCCGTGCCCGCCGACCGGATCACGTGGTTCGGTCCGACGCCGGTCGCGCTGCCGATCGCGCCTGGCGACCTCGTGAGCGTGGGCGAGCAGGGCACCGAGACCGTGCCCTGCGTCATCTCGCGGATCGAGGCCGGCGCGAACCTGAGCGCCCGCCTCACGCTGGTCGACGCCGCGCCGGGCATCGACCTCGCCGACCAGGGGCCGATCCCCCCGTGGCAGTCCTATATCTCGCACCGGCCGACCGTGAACCATCTGCCGCCCCTGCCGCCGGTCATCGACAGCGTGGCGTCCGACGAGCTCGCGATGCTGCAGGTGGGCGGCGCGTGGGTGACGACGATCCGCGTGTCCGCGCACGCCCAGCTCGCGCCGGATCGCCTCACGCCGACCCTGCTCGAGGCGCAGTTCCGTCCCGTGGGCTCGATGGCGCAGTGGCTCCAGGCGCCCGTGCAGGGGACGACGGCCGCGACGTGGTATCTGCAGCCCGTCGACGAGGGGCGCGAGTACGACATCCGCGTGCGCGCGGTCGCGGGGCCGCAGTCGGTGGCCTCGGAGTGGACGACGGTGCGGCATCGCGTGGTGGGCGAGGCCACGCCCCCGCCCGCGCCGATCAACCTGCAGCTCGACGCGGACCAGACGCATCTCCGGTGGCAGTACCCGACCCCGCCCCCGGACTTTCCGGGCGGGTTCCGCGTGCGCCTGCTCGCGGGCGTCAGCGGCGTGTGGGAGCAGGCCGCCCCGCTGCACGACGGACTCGTCAGCGACTCGACCTTCGCGCTGCCGCCGCTGGGCACGGGGACCTACACGTTCCTCGTGAAGGCGGTGGACCGCACCGGCCACGAGTCCATCGCCGCCGCGCTGCTCGTGGCCGAGATCGTGTCGGACCCGACCAACATCCTCGCGCGGACGGAGTACGCCCCGCTGTGTCCGCGCACGCGCATCGGCCTCGATCTCCTCACCGAGCCACCCCCGCCGCGTCTCTGCAACCAGCTGACCAGCGACGGGCCGTTCTGGCGGTGGGATACCGGCGCGTTCTGGTCGGCCGATGCGGCCGAGTTCTGGGGCGGCGTCTACGGGGCCG